CCCGTTCCGGCAATGCACTGTCCGGCCTTCCAGAGAAGGCAAAACAATGGGGCAGCGATTTCGCTTCCTCTTTTGTAGATAGCTTTGTCGATACGTGGACAGTCCTTAAATCTGGATTTGAAGATGCGGCGAAATGGATTAGTGAACGGTTCCATTTTTCTGTTCCTGATAAAGGCCCTTTGGCTGATGCTGACACCTGGATGCCTGACATGATGAAACTGTTTGCATCCGGCATTGAACGGAACAAGAACAGCGTTATCCGCCAGGTTGCAGGGCTTAGTGCTTCCATGCAAAAGGAACTTACGGATGCACCTGTCAATGTCAGCGCAGAGGGCACGGTCATTTCCAAACACGATGTCGAAGTATCCGGGAAGCAGTTTTCTTCTGCGCAGGCATACCGCACCGGAAATGGCTCCGCAGACGTTGTTGCAGCAATTCGTGCGCTTGGCACTATTATGGAGCGCAACAGCGATACCAAAGTTTTCATCAACGGCAGAGAGGTATTCCGCGCCGTTAAGGATGAAGCACACCGAGAACAAATCAGAACGGGAAGCCCCGCTTTCTAAGAGGAAGATATGAGCTTCAATAGCAAAGACACAAAAGGTTACTGGGCGGTCAACGGAACTGCGCTGTACAAGCCGCAGGGG